CTTCAGTCAATCTTGGCACCGTTCGCGGAAACACTGGTTTCACTGGTCCAACAGGTCCAACAGGTGGAACTGGTTCAACTGGTCCAGGTTTCACCGGGATCACTCTAGTTGATGGCGACTTGTTTGTTGCAACAATCAGCTCCACAGGTGGAATTGGTCCTTCGGTCAATCTTGGCAAGGTTCGCGGAAACACTGGTGCCACAGGTTTCACTGGTCCAACAGGTCCAACAGGTGGAACTGGTGCCACCGGAGCAGGAGTAACAGGAGCTACCGTTATTAACGGAGATCTCTACATACAAAGCATTTCCTCTACAGGTGGCATTGGTTCAACCTTCTTTGTCGGAAAAGTTCAAGGTCCGGGATTTACTGCAATAGGATTTAGTGGTTCGGATTTGTTCGTAGACTATGTTCCTGTTTCAGGTGCTACGTTTAAAGTCAATCTTGGTGCAGCAAAGGGTAATACTTTAACAGTTAAAACTGTAGATGGTGCGATACAATTTGCAAATGCAACTGTTTCAGATCTTGAAGCAAGCACATCTTTAAGATATATTTCTGCTACTAATACTCTTGTTGTTGGTACTCCTTTTTCTGATACAATTGGTATTTCTTTAGGTGGAATGATTGCTTTCAGAGATGGATCAACATTATCAACTACACCAGTAAAAACCATAAATGGTCTAAGTGGTTTTGTAGGTTTGAGCGCTGGTTCAAATATCATAATAACAACTACAGGAAATACTTTTGTAATTGGTGCAACTGGAACAATTGGAACAACTGGTGCTACTGGAGCCACTGGTGCTACTGGAGCCACTGGTGCTACAGGAGCCACTGGTGCTACAGGTTCTGTTGGAACAACAGGATCTGGATTTACAGCTCCAAGTTTGTCAGGTGTAAATCTTGTCATACAAACAATATCTCCTACAGGAGTTACTACTTCCGTAACACTCGGTAGAGTGTTTGGAAACACAGGAAATACTGGTCCAACTGGTCCTGTTGGGGATTATGTTACATATGTAAATGGAAGATCTGGTGGTGTAACTCTTGCAGCATTGGCAGGTATTGTAATTGATACGTCTGGAAGTTTTGGTTCAACTTCAAATATAAACATAGGAACTGTTACAACCAATATCAAAGGAACAACTGCAGCAAGAAGTTTCCTTTTGAAAAGAGGTGTAACACCAGGATTTATTTCAGAATTTACAAATGCTGATGATTTATATTACTATACACCAACTACAACAAATCCAAACTCTTGGATTGTTGGTGTATGTGGTATTTTCTTAAGAGGTTCTACTGTTGCAACACAAACAGCAACTTCAATTTATAGTTCATTGTTCTTGCCAGCATCCGGTGTTCCAAGTATAGCAGGTTCTTCTGGTATATTTGATGTTCAAAATTCAACATCGGGAAGCGTTGTTACAGGAACAACTAGTGCCCTAAGACTTTATTATAGTGATGGTTTTGGTACTGATTATAGAGGAATTATATACCCAACAACACTTTCCGCAGATAGAACTTATGTCCTACCAGATAGTTCAGGAACATTTATTCTTGGAAACAATGTTGTAAGAACTTTGAATGGTTTAAGTGGTGGTGTTACTTTGTATGCTGGTACAAATATATCACTCTCAGTAGCTTCTGCTGGAATAACTATTGATTCAACCGCATCTGGTGGCTTAACACAATTTGTTTCTACATTCAATGGTCTTACTGGCGCTGTAACTGGTGTTACAACTGGAGTCGCAAACACATTTGGTCCACTACAAAGTTTTACAAATGGAATCAGTTCTGCTGGTGGAACATTTGGAGCTTTGACAAGATTTGCAAGTGGGCTTTGTGCATCGGGTGGAACATTCAGTGGAACACAAACATTCGTAAATGGTGCAACATTCTCTGCGAGAGCAAACTTTGTCGGAGGACTTTGTGCATCTGGTGGTGTAACTCTGAGCGGTCAATTGACAGGAGTAAGCGCATTCTTCAGTGGATTGATAATTTCCACAGCAGGGTTCTCAGGAACCGGAATCACCCTAAGTGGAAACCTAAGTGCTGCAACCAAGTCCTTCGTAATTCCCCACCCAACCAAGCCCGGAATGCAATTGCAATACGGTTCGTTGGAAGGACCAGAAAACGGTGTATACATCCGTGGCAGATTGGTTGATAATGATACAATCATGTTCCCAGATTATTGGACAGCATTGGTTGACAGCAGTACCATTACTGTAAACTTGACACCAATTGGCAAGGCTGGAATCTACTTTGTTGAATATGTTACAGATGAATTTGTAAAAATTAGTTGCAACATCGGAAAGATTGATTGCTACTACACCGTTTTTGCCGAGCGTAAGGATGTCCCAAGACTAACAGTGGAGTATTGACATGGCAGTTCAATATAATCCCGGAATAGTTACAAATGGATTGGTCTTGTGTTTAGATGCAGCAAATACAAAAAGTTATCCCAGAACTGGGACTGGATGGTTTGATTTGTCTGGTTCAAATGTTATTGGAACTTTTGTAAATGGAGCAACTTTTAACAGCTCTAATCAAGGCAATATAGTTTTTGATGGAACTGACGATGTCATTAACACAACCTATGTTTCTTCTTCTGTGTTTACATGGTCTGCTTGGTTTAAAACGGATGTAGTTTCATCAGGATATAGAAATATAATAAGCATCCCTTCTCCAAATTATATGTTGATGCTACTTGATACATCAACAGCAAACTTAGGATTTTGGACACCAGATGGATTGGGTGGTGTAAATTTAAGCACACCAACAATAGCCACAAATACTTGGTATAATGCAGTATTTGTGCGAGAGGGAAATAGCATAACTGGTGGCTATAAGGCTTATGTGAATGCTGTTCTGTATGGAAACGCAAACACTGGAACTTGGAGCAGCAGTTCCACTTTGTCTTTGGGCGGTCGAACAAATGAGTCACAATTTTTAGATGGAAATATAGCACAGGCATCAATATACAACAGAGCACTTACAATAACCGAAATACAACAAAACTTTAACGCCCTCAGAGGAAGGTTCGGCATCTAATGGCACTTTCTCACTCACCACAAATAGTTCTTGATGGTCTAGTTCTATACATAGACCAATTCAACCCAAAATCATATCCAGGATCCGGTGTTACTCTTTTTGATTTGAGTGGTAACAATCGTCATTATAATCTTTTTAATGGCGGAACATTTGTTCAAGATCCAATATTTAATTATACTTCTTTTGCCTCATCAAGAGGATATGCACCGGGTTATAGACAATCAAGCGGAATATGGGTGGATGGTATCGATGATTATATTGGTTCTACTTTTTATTCGGCAATATCCGGATTGACGCAAATTACCGTAGAATTGTGTTTTGGTGTTAGAGCGTATCAAACAAATAGACAATTAATTTCTACAATGGGAAATGCAACAAATCTTGATGGATTTTCACTTAGAAGTGGTGGCCTTGCTGCAACCGATCCAATAGAAATTGAAATTAGAAAAGGATCAACAGTAAGAACCTTTGATTTTAATCCAAATCCAACAGGAAACAGAAATGATCCTCTTTATACACAAACATCTGAACTCTCACAATATGGATTTAATTCCATAACAGCAAGAATATGGGGTGCGGGTGGAACTGTTTTTGGTGATATTTCTGCAAATGGATCCACATTAACATCTACTCAAAGTGCAGCATTGAGTGGAATAACTTCTATATATCCTTTGTGGATTTTTAAAAATCCAACGGGCTCAACTTCTGGTGCAGCAATATTTGGAAGTAATGACAATGCAGCTACATTTGCATATCTTCGGGTTTATAACAGACTTTTAAGTGAAGCAGAAATTAGACAAAATTACGCGGCAATGAGAGGGCGGTATAAGACATAATGGCAGTATATGCAGGACCACCAACATCAACAAATGGATTAATCTATTCTATTGATCCGGGAAATAGCAGAAGTTATAACATAAATGGAAGTGCTACTAGTTTTAATAATTCTGTTCCCGGATTATCTGGAAATGGAAATCTAAGAGTAGGTGCATCAATTGGAAGAAGATACGGTGGTTCTATTTCTTTAGATGGTTTAAATGATTATGTAACTCTGCCACTAATGGCAAATTGGTGTCCACAAAATATAAATGGTTATTCGTCAATATCATTTGAATTTTGGGTTAATTTGGAAGATTCAAATGATGCTGTCTTTTTAAGCAGATATTACAATAGTGGAACCGGAAATAAGTCAATAACTTTGGCAAAAGGTGGAAATATAGCAGTTATTGCTAAAACATTTTATTCCACAACTATTACAACAAATTGGTCATTTACAAATGGAATATGGTATCATATAGTAATGACAATTTCTCCAACAGAAGTTAAAGTTTATAAAGATGCAACACAATCTTTTTCTGCAAATCATGGTGTTACCGCTGCATATGATGGTGCATTTGACAGCATGAATAATGAAGGAGTGGGAATGGGGTGTGGAGTTTTATATAATTATGCACCATACACAGAAACAAATGCATTACAAGGCTATCTAGGATTGATTAATGTATATAATAAAATTCTTACACCCACAGAAATCGAAATAAATTACAAAAGTATGAGGGCAAGATACAATGTTTGAAAACCGTAGATATGTAATTTTTAATGTATCAGAACTTCCATTAGTTGATTTTTCTAAAGTTTTAGAAGAATCTTCCGAAAGAATGATAAGATCATTAGATTTGACAAAAACAATTGTAAAATGGGAAGGTGAAACTCCAGATTTTGTCAATAATTTAACTACCAAAGAAGGTATATATACACTTGAAGAAATTTGGTCAATTCTAAAGGGGCCAGAATGGACTAACCCAAATCAGACACCCTAAATAATATAGACTATGGCAGACTCTGATAAGAACATAATCATAACACCAAATCGTGGTGCAACAAGCCAGCCAAATATAGTATTTACTGGTCAAGGGGTTGACCCTATTACTGTTCGTGTTCTTGACGGAACTACAGGAACAGGTCTAACAGCTGGTGGGGCTTTGTCCTTTGAAGGTTCTGCTGGTCAGTTATTCAGTGTTGTCAATCGTTTGGGGACTGGAAGTATCTTCAGTGTAAATGATATTTCTGGTATTCCTAGCATTGATGTAGATGCAAATGGAACTATTGAGTTTGCCCCATTTACTGGTTATATTGGAATTGGTTTGACTCTTCCAACAGAAAAATTAGATATATCTGGAACTTTAAGAGTTAGAAATATAGCCAAATTTGATTCCGGAATTTGTGCAAGCAATGGTATGACATTGAACGGAGTTTTAAGAGTTTCTGAAATACAACATTCTGCAGGTTCCGGTACTATGCTGATATATAATAGTTCTAGTGCTAGAGTTGCCATCGGTGATTTTGATGGTGCTGCAAATAGCACTTTCATACTTTTAAGAGATGCAACTTCTTCAATAGACATATGCAATCCATATGGAGCAATATTAATAGGCGATCCAAATAGTGTTGATAGCGGTTCTTATATTTCTTATACTCCAGCTAGTTCACAACTTGATTTATCAGGTGGCAATTCAATCACCGGAGCCGACAGAATAATTGCAGCCGCTTATCAACTTTCATCTTTTGGTATAAAGACATTAACAGGCACCACATATACTTTATTGTCAACTGATGCGGGAACGATCCTAACATTTAACAACGGATCGGCTATAACAGTAACCATTCCTACAGCATTGCCAGTAGGATTTAGTTGCACTGCTATTCAACTTGGTGCTGGACAAGTAGGATTTACAAGAGCTTCTGGTGTAACTTTAAACAGTTATGCTAATCAATTTAAATTGATTGGTCAGCATGCCGCAGCTACAATTACCGAATATGCTACAGATATTGTAAACATCTCAGGGAATCTCATAGTATGACACCTATTGCTGGTAATGTTGGAATTATTGCAAGTTTGAGAAATTATTCTACAGATGGTTTGATTGCCAACGTAGACTTCAACAATGATTATGGTTTTGCTGGAAACACCGCCAACGATCTTCAAAGAACGGTGGTGAAATATAGAACTCCGGGTGGATTTGTTTCTGTGGTAAGTGGTTCTACAGCAAGACCGGGAAATATTACTTTGGATGGTGTTACGGATTATTTGATTGCAACTGAAGGTGGAACTGGTGCAGTAACTGAACTTAGAGGTTGGACCTCCGGGACAATAGATGCTTGGATTTATTTGGATACTTCAACACCAGGAATTATATGTTCAACCGCTGGCTCCACTCTTGGAGATCCTGTTACCCGTGGTTTTCACCTTCTTTATGGAGTTGATGTCAATCTGAGATTCAATTTTGTCTCGGGTACAACAAATGCTGTTCAAAATATTGCGGGTTTAACGGGAGCAACAGCCCAATGGATGAATTGTTTTGCAAGATTTGAAACAATTGGTAATGATGTTAAAAGCACTGGCATAGTTTTTAGACCCAATGGAATTTCTTCATATAATTTAATAACAGGGACAACCCATTCATTGGGGGCTGCTGGAGTAACTAGTAATAATCCGTTGACAATAGGCAGAAGAAGCACAGCGCCATCACAATATTTAGATGGACAAGTAGGATCAATAAGAGTATACAATAGACTTTTATCACAATCCGAGATGGAATTTAACTACAATAGTTCAAAGACACGCTATGGACATATTTAAATATCTAGTAAGATATGCAATAATACCAAGTTCTTCGGAACCTATGATTGATTATTCACAATTAATAACTTCTAAAGAAGGTGTAAGACCTTCTATTAGTGGAACTTTATTGATTGTAAAATGGGAAGGTCTTACATTCCCTTCATCTTTAGAAAACATACAAGAAATCCAAGGACCGTATACACATGAAGAAATTTTACAAATAGTTCAAGGACCTGAATGGAATGAGCCGGAAATTTGACTTTTGATAATTATCTGTTATATATAACATATGCTCAAAGTATATAAAGTAGAACCAGACGCTCAGATTCCCAATTATCAAACTCGTAAAGCTGCCTGCTTTGATTTGGCAGCATATATTCCAGCGAACTCAAAGGTAAACATTTGGGCTGGAAAGACGCAAAGAGAATTTAGAGCAGAACACGATGGTTCAAATGGAAAGTCTTATATTTCCATCGCACCAAATGAGCGTGCCATGATCCGTACTGGATTGATCTTTGATCTTCCCGAAGGATATTCCATGCGTATTCATCCCAGGTCCGGAATGGCCTTGAAGTATGGTCTTATTATGGCAAACTGTGAAGGTGTAATTGACGAGGATTACGTCAATGAAACTCAGTTGATTGTTTTGAATACTTCAGATGAGATTATGAAAGTATATCACGGGGATAGAATTGCTCAGGGTGAATTGGTACGCTATGAGCAGTTTGATATTGAAGAGACTTGGGAACAGCCTACACAAAAATCAAATCGTGTTGGTGGATTTGGAAGTACTGGTAAAAATTAATTATTAAGCGAGTGGATATTTGTACGACCAAGTAATAGATGCCAAAATATTGCTGTTATCGCTAAGGTTCAATAGAGAAATATTACCTGTTGCACCAGCAGCAGAACCAAGATCATTCGGTGTCTTTACGCCAATTCTTAGAACCTGACCGTTTGCAATGGTAAATCCGCTTACTGTAGCTGTAATACCAGGACCACCGTTTATACTATAATAAGTTGCTTGAACAGACTGACCAGTTCCTTGTGTTACTGTAGAGGATGTTCTTAACGTAATTATTGTATTAATATTTCCAAATTCCACCGTTGAACCACTTAATAGATTTGTTTGCGGTCCATTTACGCTAGCCCATCTTATGATAGCTCCTTGAGTCATACCAGTAATTGTACCAAAAATATTGGACAATGTTGGTATAAAATCTGGTATTTGCATCATATCGTATCCACCACCATTTGTATCATAATCCATTATGATCATGTCTTGAAATGAAATATTATTCATCACCATTCCATTATTTACGTTTTCCCACAATTCTGTTGTGGAATTCCATTTAAATGGACCCATTGGAGTGGTTACAATCTTTGAAGAATATCCAGAACCAAGCATGGTTCCTTCCATTGCTTCAAAGAAAATTTTCATTGTTGATTTGTCTATTGACATGACTTAATTATTTATCTTCTGATTTGGGTGGTGTTTTGACTAAAAATTTTCTAACTTCTTTCCAAATAAACCAGACTGCAATCATGCAAATTATTACATACCAAAAAGACCATTCGGAAGCTTGACTTGGGCTTCCAAAGAATGGTTCCTTCAGAACGCTATGAATTGGATTTCCATCCTTATCCAAAGGAGAAACAATTTGAGGAGTTGTGCAGGAAGCGAGTAGCAATAGTGTTAGAAGATATTTCATGACTTATTTCCTCCTGCGGCTGTACCAAAGTAGAATCCTACGACTGCCAAGAGAACTTGACGATTCTCTTCAGCAAACAAATATCCTGGAATTTCTACAAAATACTTTTTGGTAGTTTCGGGGATCATTCCAAAGAAACTTGAAGGTTGTGTTTGAGTAAATTCAGCAAATGTTGAAATCCCAAAGAAAGGAAGAACAAATGGGGCTGCGACTACGGCAAACAAGCAGGCAAGAACAATGATTCGTCTAACATTCTTGCCCATATCAAGTGGAACTCTTTGAACAGCCTTGTCTTGGTTATCTGTAGTTTGCTTGTTGGCTCCCATAGCCATTTCAAACATTTCTTTGCGGTCTTGGGCTTGTTGAGCCCAGTAGCGGAATAGGAATCCAGTGACTCCTCCACCCAATAATGATATTAATTCTGTTGGCATAAATTCCTCAATTCTTTTGTTGTGAAAGTTGCATTTCTATCGAATCACGAATAGTTTCAAAATTATTCATGGCTTCTTCTTGGGCTTCACTTGGAATTTCAAAATCACGATGCCATTGAACCAAGATAAAACCTACGTTCGCACCCTTATTTTTTAATGGTAAACATGAATATTGGGAAACATTTTCATCTTCAAAAAAGCCCTTAACATAACTGTGTGGAAGCATATTTGCATGATGAATGGTGCTTTTGTTTTCCACAATCTTTGTCAATAAGGGAATATACATTGAACACAGATTTCCCTTGAGTTTCATTACCTGTGATGTATATCCCTTGTGTGTTGATTCGTGAGTAACGGAGAATTTGCGCATTGAAATTCCATCCATTGTGTACTCACCATTATGGAACTGAATTATACTGGCTCTCATTGCGGCATTTTTAACTCTAAGTTCCGTAAGAAGTTCATGAATTTCTGTATGAACTTCTATAAAATTATCATCTTTCTTTTTTCCTTGCCAAAATTTTACAACCCCCCAAATTACTCCTAGGGTTCCTGCGACTACTAGTGCTGTGGCTTCAAGAAATTTGGTAGGGTCTATTAGGGAAATGAAGTACATCTTAATGAAACTCCGGGATGACTTTAATATTTATATTCTTGACACCACCTCTTGTGGTGCTATACTAAGCCATATGACAAGAGACGAACTATTTCGATTACACGAAGAAATTTGCAATAATGCCAAAGAATTAATGAAGAAAAAGAATGCTGACTATGCATCTAGTCAGGATCCTTTCATGAATTTTAGGCGAGCTGAATTTTTGGGTTTCAGCACTGCTGAAATGGGTGTCTTGATTCGTATGACGGATAAGATGTCCAGAATTTCCACATTTTTGAATCGCGGCCAACTCTCACTTGAAAACGAGAGTGTTTACGATGCAATTGTTGACATGATTAACTATAGTGTCATACTTGCTGGCCTACTCAAGGACAGGGAAACAAACAAGCCACAATGAAATTTTATACTGCCTGCGCTATCAAAGGTAACAAGATTCTTGTAAGGGGATATAGAGACGGAGTTCGGTTTACCGACTCCGTTTCCTTTAAACCTTCTTTGTTTATCAAATCGGACAAAGAAAGCAAATACAAGACTCTTAATGGCATTGGTGTCAAGAGAATGATCTTTGATACCTTGTACGACTGCAGGGAGTTTCTAAAGCAATACGAGGATCTAAATGATTCGCCAATTTACGGAAATACTGATTTCGTCACTCAATATCTCTTGGAGACTTACGATAGTGAGGTGGTATACGATCTTTCCCAAATCAAGATAGCATATTTTGATATTGAAACTGAGACTGAAGGAGGCTTCCCAGATCTTCGCAATCCCAATGAGAAGATCAATATCATCGGTCTTAGAATTTCTGGTATCAACTATGCAATTACCGAGAAGCAAGTTTCCATTCCAAACTGCAAACTTATTCTTGTTTCATCCGAGAAGGAACTTATTCAAAAGTTCTTTGAGTTGCTTCGTAAGGAAGACATTGATGTAATCACAGGATGGAATGTCAAGCTCTTTGATATTCCTTACATCATTGGTAGAGCTCGTTTATTTTTTGAGGATAAGGAAATACAGTCTTGGCTTCCTTTCAATCTAATGAAAGAGCGTGAAACTAATATTGGTGGAACTGACTACCGATTGTTTGAGTTTCCCGGATACGTCATTCTGGATTATATGGATCTTTACAAGAAGTTCTCTGGAACAAGCCAAGAGAGTTATGCTCTGAACTTTATTGCCAAAGCCGAGTTAGACGAACAAAAGCTAGATTACGCAGAATATGGCTCCTTGCGTGAATTCTATACCAAAGACTTTCAGCGATTTGCTGAGTATAACATTCAAGACGTTGAACTGGTTGAAAAACTAGACAACAAACTTCGTCTTATCGACTTGGCTGTTTCTATTGCATATGAAGCAAAGATTCCGTTTGATGTTGTGTTCTTTGCCACCAGAATTTGGGGAACGATCTGTTGCGACTATCTTCTTCGCAAGGACATAATTCCACCAATACAGACTTCATATGCCAAGGATGACCAGTTTGTCGGTGCATATGTTAAGGATGTTGCACCAGGTTTGTACAAGAACGTAGTCAGCTTCGATGCCACAAGCCTATATCCAAGCATCATCATGGGGTGGAATATTTCTCCGGAAACTTGTGTCAAGAAAGATGCATCTCTAAGTGCAGACGATTTCTTGAGAAGCAAAAGAAAAGATATTCCAAACCTTGTAAATCAAGCATCAGAACAAAACGCTTGTTTGTCCTGCAATGGATCCATGTTTACCAACAATATTCGTGGTTTCATTCCTATTCTCATTGAGCGAACATTCAATCAGAGAAAAGAAGCTAAGAATAAGATGTTGGAGTTGGAAAAAGAGTTTGAACAGTCCAAGGACACCGATCTTCTTCCACGAATTGCAGCACTTAAGATTCGTCAGTCAGTAAAGAAGATTTTGGCCAACAGTCTTTATGGTTGCTTGGGAAATCCTGCATTCATTTATTCATCTCCTGAATTGGCAACCGCTGTGACAGTTACAGGTCAGGTAATAATTCGGACGGCAGAAAATGCTATGAACGGATATATTCGTCATCTGACAAAGAACAATGATAAAGATTATGTTCTAGCTGTTGATACAGATTCAGTTTATCTGAACTTGGATGAAATCGTCACACAAATTCAGCAAAAGACCAAAATCACGGACATCACCGACTTTGTTGACAAAATATGTGAGCAGAAGATTCAACCCGAACTCAAGAAGGAAATGGATCTTCTTACAAAGACATTGAATTGCTCTGAAAACAAGATCTTCTTCAAGCGTGAAGCAATCGCATCAGCAGGTATGTTTATTGCCAAGAAGCGTTATGCTTTGCTCGTTCAGGATCTTGAAGGCATTCGCTTTGAAGAGCCAAAACTGAAGATCATGGGTCTGGAAACTGCCAGGAGCAGCACACCAGCAATTGTTCGAAAGAAACTAAAAGAGTGCATCAAGATCATCTTGACTAAAACCCCGGAGGAGCTGCGACAATATGTGAATGAATTCTATGATGAATTTATGGTGCTTCCTATATCTGATGTCGCAGCTCCTCGGGGAGTCAAGGGAATCAACAAGTATTCTGACAACACAAAGATTTACCAAACTGGAACTCCAATTGCAACAAAAGCAGCATTGTTATACAATAGTTACAGCAAGAAAATTGGAATTGACAAGCAGTATGCCGCAATCAAGGAAAACGACAAGATGAAATTTGTCTTTGTCAAAGTTCCAAATCCATATGGAATGGCTGGTAAAGATGCTGTCATGGGTTTTATCAACAGTCCTCCCAAGGAATTTAATCTTGAGAAGTACATTGATAGAACAAAGCAATTTGAAAAAACATTCAAGGAACCGTTGGATAATATCTTGCAGGCAATAAATTGGAAATTAAATGCAGAAGTATCTCTTGAAGAATTCTTTGTATGAGGTATATTATTAAGATATGGTAAAAAAAATTAAATCTAGATATGGTGATGAAAGAATTATCACACTTCTTGAAGACGGATCTTACAAAGTCGAAGGCAGGTCTTTGTACTCTCGCTTTGGCGATGGCTTATTCGATTTTGAAGGTGGGCCATGCTTTATCGTTGGTGACCGACTACTTGATGTTGAAGATGATGTAGTCATCGAATCCATCAAGATTATTCATGACACTCCTGAAGGTGTCGCTGGCTGTATATTGTATGTTAAAAAGGTAAAAAATGGAAAATCCCGCAATAGATGAATCGCTTGAAAAAATGAATACAGAAGTTGGATTTTTTATTGATCGTAGATTTACTAACCTATCAATAGAAGAACAACTATACATTGCTAGTAATTCTCAAATTTATTCTTTTTGGAGTGAATTGAGGGATTTGCTACAAAAAGCATCAGAAGAAGTTAAAGTATTAAAGCAAAAAATAAAAGAATTGGAAAATAAAAATGTCTAAGTATCTTAAAAATTTAATTGGAAAAATTAATAATCCCGACGCAAAAATTGCTGAAGAAGGACTGGATGGATCAGATGTCACTGGATTTATTGACACCGGATCTTATGCATTAAATGCTCTTCTTTCTGGAACAATTTATGGTGGTCTTCCAAACAACAAGATATCCTGCTTGGCTGGTGACCCAGCAACTGGTAAGACATTCTATGCTATTGGAATTGCTTCACAGTTTCTAAAAGATAATAAGGATGGAGTAGTGGTTTACTTCGATACGGAGCAAGCTATTACCAGTGATATGTTCAAGCAACGTGGTATCGATATGGAAAGAGTAGCAGTCGTTCCTGTATCCACAATTGAAGAATTTAAAACACAATCATTAAAGATTGTTAATGATGTAATTGAACAACCTGAAGAAGACCGAAAGCCTGTTCTGTTTGTTCTTGATTCTTTGGGCATGTTGTCAACAGAAAAAGAAATGAACGATTCTGCTGAAGGCAAGAATGTTCGTGACATGACAAAGGCCCAACAAACTAAAGCAACATTCCGTGTTCTTACTCTTAAACTTGGAAAGGCCAAGATTCCAATGCTTATGACCAATCACACATATCAAGTGATTGGTGCATACGTTCCAACTAAGGAACTTGGTGGTGGTGTTGGATTAAAATATGCAGCAAGCAATATTCTTACACTATCCAAGAGCAAAGACAAGACTGATGAAGGTGTTGTTGGAATCTTTATTAAATGCACAAACTATAAGAATAGATTTGTTAAAGAGAACATGAATGTAGAGACTAGACTTAATTACAAATCAGGTTTGAGTAGATATTATGGTCTTACAGACCTTGCAATAAAATATGGTATCTTCAAAAAAGTTTCAACACGGATTGAACTCCCTGATGGTACAAAAGCCTTTGAAAAAAATATCGATGATGATCCTGAGAAATACTATACTAAAGATATCCTAGATAAGTTGGATGTAGAAATTCAAAAGGATTTTAAATATGGACAAGGCGACTGAATTTAAATATTTACCGGAATTAAGTGATGATGTCTCTTCAAATTGTCCAATTCTTATTATGGAAGGACAATACAAAGGTATTGTATATCGGTATGGAAAAATTTCTTTAAAAGAAACTGAAAATCAAGAAATTGATGTTACTATGGAAATTGATATCATAAAAGCACCAGAAAACTTTGATCAATCTGAAAAAACTTTTACACACACAGTTGGTCAAATTTTTACTAAAATTGTTGAACAAGGTATTGAACAAGAACCAGTTGATCTTGAAGATGACGTTCATCACGATTAATAATGGACTTATTATACATCTAGTATATACTTAACATATGGAATCTGTAATATTAAAGAACTTGGTCCTCAATGAGGATTATGCTCGCAAAGTTGTTCCGTTTCTACAAGATGATTACTTTCATGATAAATCTGAAAAAGTAGTCTTCAACATTGTAAGTAAATTTATTCTAAAGTACAATAGCATTCCCACAAAGGATGCTGTTGTCATTTCTTTGGAAGATGAAAAAACCCTTGGAGAAAATGAATTCAAGCGTTGTGTTTCTATTTCGGATGATATGTATAAAGAGGGAGAGAAGTCGGACACCTCTTGGCTTGTAGAACAAACAGAAAAATTTTGCAAGGAAAAGGCTATCTACAATGGTATCATGGCATCTATTGGCATCATTGAAGGCAAAGATAAGGAAAGAACCCAGAATGCTATTCCTGAGATCATGTCAAAGGCTCTTTCTGTTTCTTTTGATACTAGAGTTGGCCATGACTTTTTGGAAGATGTTGACGAGCGATATGAATACTACCACAGAGTAGAAGAAAAGGTTCCGTTTGATCTTGAGATGTTCAACAAGATCACCCGTGGTGGAACCCGCAAGAAGACATTGAATGTAGTGATGGCTGCTTCAGGTGTAGGAAAGAGTGCGTTTCTTTGCCACCACGCAGCAGCATGTTTGTCTCAAAACTTGAATGTCCTTTATATTACTCTTGAGATGGCAGAGGAAGAGATTGCAAAGCGTATTGATGCAAATCTTCTTGATAGCGATATGCATGTTCTTGAACAGATGCCTCTCACACAATATGAATCCAAGGTAGAAAATCTAAAGAGAACTTGCCGTGGTAAGTTAATCATCAAGGAATATCCAACTGCTGCAGCAAACGTAACGCATTTCAGGAATCTTCTTGAGGAATTGAAAATCAAGAAAAAGTTTACCCCAGATGTGATCTTTGTTGATTACTTGAACATTTGTTCTTGTGCAAGATTTAAACTTGGTAATGGTATGAATAGTTACACCTATGTCAAAGGAATTGCTGAGGAATTAAGAGGTATGGCAAAACAATACAACATCCCTCTTTGGACAGCTACACAGGTAAATCGTGAAGGTGCCAAGAGCAGCGATATGGAAATGACCGATACTTCAGAGAGTTTTGGTCTTCCTCAGACTGCGGATTTCTTCTTTGCACTCATTGAAAACGAGGAACTTGCAGAGGCTGGTCAACTCATGGTCAAGCAATTGAAGAACCGTGGAAATGATACCACCAAGAACAGAAAGTTCTTGGTAGGTGTAAACAAGTCAAAGATGAAATTCTTTGATGTAGACAACACGAACACAAATCTTATTAATTCTAATCAAACAGAAGAAGAGGGATTTGGTTCAGGTGCTGATGGTCAAGGTTTCAATCCTAAATTTGGAAAGAAAAAGAATAAAGCCATCAACTGGACATTCGAAGAAGCCAAATGACTCTATATATTGATAAGAAGTTTGTGAATTTAATTTCCATTTCTCTTGAAAAGTTTAAATGGAAAAAAGATTCATTAGCCACATGCAGATGTTTTAAATGTGGCGACTCACAGAAGAATAAGTCCAAGACAAGGGGATACTTCTTTGAGCATAAAGGAAGCTATGTTTACAAATGTCACAATTGTGGTTTTTCTTGTGGTATATATGGCGTACTTGAAACTCTTAGCCCTACACTCGCAAAAGAATATGCGTTTGAAAAATTTAAAAATGAGAATCCGCGAGAAGTTGAAAAGAAACCAGAAGTTACCAGGCAACCAGTGTTTACTGATCTCGGAACAAGACTTGACTTACTCAATGCTGATCACACGGCAATAAAATATGTTAAATCCAGAGAAATACCTAAAGAAAAATATTGCAACTTTTATTATTGCACTGACTTTGGAAAGGTCATGCGTTCCTTTGATCGTGATGGGACCAAAGAACCCAGACTCGTCATACCGTTCTACAACGATTCTGGAGATCTTATTGGCGTTCAAGGCAGATCTCTTGACCCAACAGGTCAAGCAATACGCTACATCACTTTAAAACGAGAAGGCGAAGACCGCCTTTGGTACAACCTAGATAAGATAGACGCCCGTGAAACGGTGTATGTTACTGAAGGCCCAATTGATTCCATGTTTATACCAAATGGAGTTGCAATGCAGGGGGCCGGATGGTTGGCTGAATTGCCTGAAAAGTTGCGAAAGACTAAGGTTGTTTTTATTTTTGATAACGAACCGAGAAATTTTGAAATAGTTTCACTTATTGGAAAATATGTAGAGGCTGGAAGAAATGTAGTAATCTGGCCATCTGAAATAGATAAGAAAGACATAAACGACATGGTATTGGCTTATGGAGTTAACACAACCATGAAACTGATAATCAACAATGTTTATTCTGGACTTATCGCAAAGATGAAATATACTTATTGGAAGAAGGTTTAAATGAAAGACGAAAACGAAGACATGACCGAAGAGGAAATCCTCAAGGCTAGTGAAGCCTATCTCACCTTTGTACAAAGATTTGGTGAGTATGTGAAAGAAATGGACCCAAAGCTGTGGGAAAAAGCACGCGAGTATGCTGCTGATTTTACCAAGATCCATGGTGTTACTATTGAACTTGTAGATAATGATGAGGATGAGAATGACACAGACAACACAAAGCGTGCGTCCGACTGATATATCGGTTTTAGATCACGGACATGTTCAGTTGATTGATTGGATGGGTTCGGATCTTAGTATTGTCAATGCTGCAAGAGTCTCCTTCAACAAGGAAAGTTCTTGGGAATATGCTGACAGTCATGTTCCATCCCAATCTCTCTCTGAGCGAGATGGAAAACTCATCAAGTATCTTGCAAAACACAATCACTTTACTCCATTCTGTCATGCTACAATATCTATTCGTGTAAAGTGCCCGATCTTTGTTCGTGCACAACTTGGCAAGCATCAAATTGGCCTGACTATGAATGAAGTCAGCCGTAGGTATGTAACATTTGATCCCGAAGTCTATATTCCTCTTTGGAGATCTGCACCAACTAATGGTGCAAAGCAGGGAAGCAGCGGAAGAATTGAAGATATGGATCTCTGCATTCGCATGAGACAGGAATACGACTCAGTTGCAAAAGATTGTGTAAAACTTTATAATGATCTTCTTGCAGATGGAGTTGCACCCGAACAAGCTCGTTCTATATTGCCACAAGGCACTTATACTGAATTTGTTTGGACTGGTTCACTATATGCATTTGCTCGTATTTATAATCTAAGAATAGATGCTCACGCACAATGGGAAATTCAAGAATATGCAAAAGCAATTGACAAAATAATTGCTCCACTTTTCCCAGTTTCGTGGCAAACTCTAACAACTAAATAAAGACACCAATAAAGAAAGGCCCATTATGGCAGAAATTTTATCACCATTTCAATCGTTTATTTTCATCTCGCGTTATTCACGATGGCTTCCATCAGAAAATCGTAGAGAAACATGGGATGAATGTGTCGATAGATGGTGGAATTATTTCACAGACAAAGTTCCTGCTCTTGCAGAACGACCAGACATCAAGAAGGCAATTGTAAATCTTGAAGTTCTTCCTTCAATGAGAAGTCTAATGACTGCTGGGCCTGCACTTGATCACGACAACACTTGTTTGTATAATTGCTCATATTTGCCAATTGATTCTGTTGAGTCATTTGCAGAACTGTTCGTTGTTCTAATGAACGGAACAGGTGTTGGTTACAGTGTTGAGCGACAATACACTGATAAACTTCCAACTGTCGCTAATAAGATAGAAAAGGATTTTAATGTTGTTGTCAAAGTTGAAGACTCTAAAGAGGGTTGGGGAAATGCTCTTAAAGAAATTTTACGACATCTGTATTCGGGTCGTCACGTTAAATGGGATGTGTCCGGGATCAGACCCGCTGGAGCTAGACTTAAGACTTTTGGCGGTCGCGCTAGTGGGCCTGCTCCTCTTGATAATCTCTTTAAGTTAATCGTAAAGGTTTTCTATAGCGCACAGGGTCGCAAGTTGACTGCTCTTGAGTGCCACGATGTCTGCTGTGCCATTGCAAACGCTGTTATCGTAGGTGGTGTTCGTCGTTCTGCTATGATTTCACTCAGCGATCTTTCTGATCGTGAAATGGCTCTATGCAAGAGCGGAGCATGGTGGGAGCAAGCAGGCTTCCGTTCTTACGCCAATAACTCTGCAG